CCATCCATCTCGGCACGCTATACCTTGAGATTCGCCCGGAGCTACCCGATGGACTCTACCTACAAACCTGAAGTCACCAAAGAGCCCTTATCAGAAGGGCGTTATTATCTCGTTGATATTTCCCCTGCCGTTGAAGCGTATCTCCAAGTTCCGCTCGCAGTGAGAATGGTGGGCGTACAAGACGATTGCGGTTTTACCGCTGAGGATATGCTCGACATCGAACTGGAATCGATTGTAGCCTGTTTAGATGAGCGCAGTGAAGCACAGAAGAAACTTGGAGCGCACGCTAACAATCTTCTGGAAGACTACACCGAGATCAACGAAGAGCAGCTCAAGCTGAAAACTGGCAAGGTCATGGATTACCTCGTGCCGCATACCGCTGACCAGCTCGACCATGTCAAGGTCGTCGCTGATTTTGGTTTGGCAGTGGCGGAGTTATTCGTTGAAGCAGGGGTGTATCGTCAAGACGGCACACTGCCAGGGGACTACTGCACCATGTTAGATAACGGTGTGTTGGTGATCCGAGATCATACGTCCAAGATCTTACGCTAGAGAAACAGCGTATAGTATGGAATTGATTAAGTCCCGGCGTAACTCATCGTGTAGCGTCGAGGAAATGAACGTGTGCTGCGAGCGTATTGCCCCTGCAAGGGCGAGACTAACTTGAGCATCAAACGGTACGGGTTCTTCGGAACCAAGCTGTCAGGAGAGAATTCGGTCCAGCGTTAACGCGCGAATGTCTGAATGTGCAACCGCGATTCCCTTTGCCATGAGGTGTAGGTGGAATCGTGGGTGAGTGAAGGCAACTTCGCTCTCCCTATGGCTTGCTGGAAGCGGTAGAGGTTTTGGTTTGGTTCGTGCTTGTTTTTCCTTAGGAACATTTTGACCTCTTGAGCCTTCGGGTTCAGGAGGTCGTTTTTTTATGCCATCTCTTTTTTTCGTTTAATAGTTATGAAGCATCCCCTATTGAACAACAAGGACATTTATGAAACAGCATTTTGCCCCAGTAGCACCAGTGGTTCCGGTTCTGCGTCTCTCGATCGAAGAGGAAGCAATCCTCGAAGACGAAATGAACCTCCACTCTGCTGAACTCGATGGCATCCTCGAAGACAGCAACCGCTTGGGCGACATCGTCGTGACTATGGGCGACGCCCAAGCGACCGTGTCGAATACGCCTGAAATCGGCACCATGGAACAAGAGCTCGTCGCTGCCGTAGCTGACATGGCTGTCGCTGGTTCCGATGCCAACCCAGAAGACCTGGAAAAGGACATGCTCCCACCCGCTGAAGGCCTGAGCGCTGAGAGCATCCTGGAGTCCGCCGGGGAAATGATCAAGAAGATCTGGGAAGGCATCAAAGCGCTGATGGCCAAGATGTGGGACCACATCAAGAACTTCTTCATGCGCATCGGCGAATTCATCACCGGAACCAAGCGCCGTATCGCCAAGCTCGAAGAACTCGTGGAGGCAAATGGCGCTACGCTGAAAGATCGCACCATCGACGCCAAAGACGTCTACACCGGCATCAAGGCTGAACTCGCTGTTGGTAATGAAGCCACCAAAGCCGTCGGTAAAGACTACAGTGAACTCGTGGCCTGGTTCAAGAATGCCGCGAATGGCATGGTTGACGCCTCCAAACACTCCATGGCGGGTGGTACAAAGGTGCTGGAAGGTTTCCTGCGTAACCCAAAACTGGTTGACAACAACCTGAAGGTTTTTACGCACGACCTCATCAACCCCCTCGAAGAACTGGGGAAAAGTCTGGGCGTGACATGGGTTTACGGTGAAGACAAAGCAAAAGAGTCCAAAGACTTGATCGGTTCGATCTACGTCTGGGGTTGGTTGCCATCAGAACCCTTCCACGACAAACACTCCTACACCGCACCAACGACACTGGCTAGCCTGAAGCAAGTTACCAGCTCGCTTAGCCTGCGTCAGAATCGGGCTGTGGCTGACCTGACCAATGGACCTAAGTCGGTTCCCTTGACCAACTCGATCGATGAGATCAAGAAAGCTCTGAGCGCCGCTCAGGACTACGTCAAGCTGGTGGAAGGCCGTGGTCGTTTGATCGCTGAACTGGGCGATGAAAACAAGAAGACGCGCGACGCTCTCGACAAACTGGTGGCTGAAGCGACAACGAGCGAGAAACTCGATGCTGACTCAAAGGCTGTCGTGAAAGAGCTGCTGGTTATCAATAGCAAAATGTCGGGCATGTTCACTAAAGCCCTGCAAGACTCGTTCTCAACCGTCAACCGCACTTCCAACTGTGTGCTGGATTACTGTATTCAATCCTGCGAACTGAAGCCACTCAAACAAGCTGCTTAAAAAGCGCAACCTCTAAGTTTAAACGACGTAGAGGTTTTCCCCTATTTCTTTTCAAAGGTTTTTTATGCGCAGGCATTTTGTAGAACAATCGCAAGTGGTTACTCTGTCGGTGGAAGAAGAAGCGATCCTCGCCGATGAAACCGGTCTGCATTCGGCTGAGCTCGACGGGATTCTGGAAGACAGTAACCGTCTGGGTGATATCGTGGTGTCGCTCGGTGATGCACAAGCGACAGTCTCGAACACACCCGAGATCGGTACGATGGACCAAGAGTTGGTAGCCGCGGTTGCGGACATGGCGGTAGCGGGTACGGACAGCGATCCAGAAGGGTTGGTCTCGGACATCATGCCACCAGCTGAAGGCTTGAGCGCAGAAGGCATCGGCAGCGCCATCAAAGAGAAACTGGTGAAGATGTGGGAAGCCGTCAAGTATGCCATCGAAGGCATGTGGGCGGTCATGAAAGAGATGCTGGAAAAGCTGATTAACTTCTTCAGTTCCACCCAAGGCAAGATCGACGCCCTGAAGGTAGCGCTGCGCGACAGCAAAACCACTCAGTCAGCTCGGCTCGGCGACGACGCGGTGTACCAGGGCAAACCCAATCTGCTGCTGATTAACAACAAACCGTGCGACGTAGCTAAAGAACTCGAGCGTGTGTTGCACATGTCCACCGCCGTTTTGGCGCAGGTGAAGAAAGAAGGTTCGACTGTCTTTACCCGCGCTTTCGATATCGCTAACGAATTCAAAAGCGGTGGCGCTAAGAGCGCTATGGACGATCTCAAGTTCATCACGGAGGCGTTGGCTAATATCGAAAAGAGCGCCGGCATCAAACAGAACGAAAGTAGTCTTAGCGACGGAAAATCTGATGGCAACTATCTGGGTTCTTTGCGTTTCACGGGCACCCTCGATAAAGTCCACCTAAACGAATTCACACCTAATCGGACGTTTCACGAAGCTTTGCAATACAGCAGCCAGATCAAACTCGACGTCAGTTTGGCTGACCGTGGTCTGCACCCCAAAGAAGGTATCACCAAGGTTCCTCTGACTGGCGACATCGGGGGTATCAAAAGTATCGTCGAAGTCAGCGAAGATTGGATCCATTCCATCTCCGCCTTCAAAGACGTTTTCAACAAGATGAGCGCAGATGCAAACAAGTCCCGCAAGGCACTCGACGCCGCGTTGAAAGAAGAGCGCAAAGACCAGAGCGATCTGGAATTCGGCAACGACAAAGACCTGCGCGCATTGATCGAGTTTAACCAAAAGCTCAACACGCTGTTCAGTTCGTTCTCGGTCAAACTGATTCGCTGCAACAGCCAGATCGTTGACACGGCTCTGAAGTACGCCATGCAATCCCACAAAGCAATCGTAGCTTAACGGCACAGCCTCCCTTCTACTCCTTGCGGGGTAGAAGGGAGGTGTATGGTCTATTTCTTTTTTGGCCACATCGGTAACGGGAAGATCTTACCGGCAAAGATGTGGGGTGAATCGGAGCAATAACTGATCTGGCCGTCAACGATGAAGTAGTGGCAAAGCGTGCGGTCGGCTTTGACGTCGTCCAACCCTACCATCTGCAACGGGAAGCCTTCCAGACGCATCGACGGACTGAAGGTCGGTTTGTCTGTGTTGTTGTTGAAGTCCCAACCATAGCCCTTACGGTCGATCCCTACCACGTACTGATGCGGCATGTCGCAAGCCGGGCAGAGGTGGTAGTAAAACCAGCGGTTGCTTTCTTCGTGAAAGAACCGGCGCAGATATGGGCCGGCTTGTTCTAAGTCTTCGTAATCCATTTTGTTTCCTTACCAGCGTATTGACATGGGTTCTGATTCTTGGGCGAGTTGATTGACCCGGATGAACCAATGCCCAGGTCGCTCAGCGTATTCTTTCGGTTCGTCTTTGGTAAAGCCCATCGAAGTGAACAACTTGATGGAGTCTTTGTTTTTGTCTTCGATCCAAGCTAAGTTCCTTGGGTGGTGCGAGAAGTATTCTTCCAGCACGGCTTTCATGATGCCCTTGCCACGGTAGCGCAATGCCAAGAACATCGTTCCCGCACGCCACCACCGTTGCTCACCCCATGTCTGGGACTTGGGCGTGTAGAAGCCAACGGGGTCATCCGTGTTCCCGTAAAGAATCACAACACACGTTTTCTTGAGAACCTGTTGATCTTCATCGGGAGAGAGGAACTGGTTCTCGCAGGCTTCCTTTAAGATCTTCTTGAAAGCGATCTGTTGACGGGGGTTTAAGCTCGTGAGCAGAATAGTTGAAAGCTTATCCATTACCAGCCTAACGACAAAGGTTTAACGACAGGGGTGACTTGAAGTTCATTGATAAAGATCAATTCTTCTTCTATCGAATCTGACTCATGAGTGACGGTTAACCAATGGTCGATCGTTTTTTGGAATTGATCACTGAAGAGCGATTCTGTTGTAACGTCATCGACAACTGCAATCCCCATAATTTTGCTTACCTGCTCCTTGCTCCAAACTAGGATGTCGTTTGAGCGAGTGGAAAGATTCGGTTCACCACCGGTGTCCAAGAACACGTTGATGAATTTCACGGAGCCATCTTGACCTACCCGATCCATCCTGGCTTCCGCTTGTTCCATCTCGCCAATCCGAAACGGCGAGTTAAGCATGAAGGTCGTCGACGCCATCGTGAGTGGGACAGCAGTCGAGAGTGACTGGAAGGTCGCGATCAAGGGATTGCAGTCTGGATCCTTCTCGAACTTACCAATAATGTTCGGTAGGTCTTTGTTGGTCAAGCCATACACCCGCGCTGGAGAATAACCTTGCGCTGTCAAACGCTCAAAGACTTTGTCCACCACTTCCACGTAACTCGTAAAGATGATGGTCTTCTTTCTGGCACCATCAATCTCTTCTTCAAAGTTGATGTGTTCGGCTAACTCGAGATTACACTGCATCCGGCGCTTACCGAGAATGCGCCCCAGAGCTTCCCCTTGAATCTTCAGGTTGCAATACTTCACCACTGACTTGGCGTTGCGGAATTGTTCTCGCAAAGGTTGAGCGAGGTTAGCAGCGATCTCTTTCTCGTAGCGATTGCAATACTTCGACTCGGCGATCATCGACTCGGGGTCATACCCTGCCCGGATCATCAGGATATACCGTTGGTAGATGGCGTAGTCCGTCTGAGCTTGACGGTTGTGAGCAATGACTTTCTCATGCACCTTCAAGCCTTGCTCGTATTGCCCTTCGTACTTCTTGAAGTTGATGCGGTAGTATTCCGTGCGCTCAGCGACGAACTGACGCATCTCTTCGGAGACGTTGGCCAGCGTGAACTGTTTTCCCTTCGGGGTCGCCACTTTCATCTCAACACGTTCGACGACGTTGGTGACAGGATTAACCTTCTTGACTTTGTGCACAAACATCCCAAGGCGATTGGCCAGGATATCCAACCCCTTGGCTGACGACTTACCAAAGATCGCCAGGAAACGCTCTTCAGCGGTTTTATCAAACATCGCATCGATGGTCTTTAAGACTGGCACCACTTCTTTGCCCATGGCCTTGATTGGTGTACCCGACATCCACAACACGTGCTTGCACCGCATGTCGCGGCACAGCTTGATAAAGAGCTGGGTGCGCAGTGAATCGATATCGTTCATGTTGTGCGATTCATCCAGGATCACCATGGGCTTGGTGCCCGGATGTTTCGCCATAAACTCAACAGCTCGGTCAAGTTGTTCGTAATGGAAAACGTAGTACTTTTTACCCCATTGCAGAGGTTCATCGGTTGAACTGAGCCAGTAATCGACAGGGGTCTTGAAGATCGTGTCCAAGGTGGCCTTCCAGACGCGGTCTACGGCGTTTTTAGGCACGATGGCTACTACCACGTCAGCGCGCAGGCAAGTGGCCAAGGCGATGCTGTTAATCGTTTTACCAGTCCCTGGGTCGGCAGCCAGGATATACCCTCCCAGATTTAACTTAGGGACCCGCTCGTTGTAGATGTGCAGAAACTCTTGCTGGTAATCGAATAGAACTTTCGTCAGTTTATCAAGCTGGCTGTAATCCAGAATGTCTGGATGAGTTTCTTGGGTGTGACGCCACCAGGTCTCCCGTTGGAGTTCGTCCACCGCCTTGCGCATGGCGCGGTAGTTGAAACTGTAACCGCGCTTCGGATCATCCAAGGCACCTTGTAAGGTGTAGAGCACCTCCGGCAGAAAGAACTTGTGAAAGACGACGTACGAAGACGTCACTTTCGAGAACATATTCAGACCGATCTTGGACGTCTTCCACAGTCTGGCCAAATCATTGATGTATTGGTAGGTTGGCAAGCCTTCAATGCGGATGAAGTTACCTTCCTCTTCCACGTTAATACTGCCAATCATTTTACGTAAGCCGCTAAGCATCTTAAGCCTTGTATTTTATTAGTGAAAATCTTAGCGACACACTCTATCTGTTCGCTACGCCACAGAATAGGCGAGCGAACAGATAGGGGTACAACGTGTGTTTATTGGTTTTGCAAGAAGTCTTCGTTAAAGGACCAGGCAGGCGTTTCACGGGGTGAACCAATTGGACCAGCACCTGGCTTACGCAAGGTCGTATCCGGGCCGTCCAGGTCGTCTAAGAGATTACCGACGTCATGGAGCGGTAGAGCGAAGTAATGGTCAATACGGGGCGTCTGACGGGTCTTACGGTGCTTGCCACGTTGGAACGTCAGGTAAGGCTTACCGCCAACGTATTCGATATGCTGGAAGATCTCCAGATCGACCTCTTGATCCAGACGCTGCGAGCCATCGTAGTAACCCTTACCCGGCAACACTTTGACGAAGTTGTTCTGACCTTCACGGATCAGCTTCTTAGCGTCGGAGGATAACTGATGCGGTGTGACGAACAGAATGTGACGCGGGGCGCAGAAGTTACGAATACGACGGAACATGTCGCGGATGTCTGAACCGGCAGTGGTCATGATGCAACCCGTGGTCGGGACCATGGCCAGGTAGTCCAAGAACAGCGCTTGGACTTCGTAACCGTCCGCTTCCAGGGACAAGACTTTGTTCTGGATATCCAGATAGGTCCAGGCCGATGGATTGACCCGCAGCATGCGAACTGAGAAACCCGTCGCTTTCATACGGGGCATGAAATAGTCCGCCAGTTCTTTGTCAGTCAGTACTGTTAAGTCTGGAAGCTTACCTTTTAGGTCTGGATCGTTCTTGTGTTCGTTGGTATAGAACTGTTCGTACATGAACGTGAAGTTCTCACGCAGCGAGTCTTCGAACGATATCCGTAACAACAACGGCTTCTTGATGGGGTTCTTAAGGACTGGGCTGTTGTAAACCGCGATCTGGCGGAAGTCCGTCAAGTTGCCACCGGTCTTAAAGTTGTGCGGTAAAGCTGAAGAGAGCACCGCTTCACCGCGACGATACCCACCGTCCAAGAAACGGTTCTTACCTTGGAAGCCAGTACGCATGATCATGCTGCCTTCATCAGCTTCTTTCACCGTTTTGAACACACCAGCGACCTGATCAACATGATCGAAATCCACCTCATCGATGACCGCAGGATCTTTCTCTAGCGTGTTACTGATGTACGGCGAGAGCTGTTCCGTAAGCTCCATGGCAAAATGGTGCATAGAAGAGATCTTGGACTTTTGGAACTTGACTTTGTTGAACGCTTTGGTAATGACGTCCACCACCTCTTTCTCACGGAAGTGGTTACGGATCTGGTTCCGTAAATTCAAGACAGTTCGCTTTAATGAATTCTCTGACAGTTCAGGTACAATGCCAGCTTGCAAAGCTTCGAAGGTGATGTCATCATCACCGACGTTCATCTTCAAGCGCTGGAGTAGTTCATTAGGCTCGTAGACAGCGTCAAAGCTTTGCTGGGCCATGTACCTGGCGGTGTCCCTTAGACCAATCAGCACTTCGCTGGAACGGTCCTTGATCTCTCGACCTAATTGCACTTCAGACGACTTGACTTCGTCGACAACCTTTAACACATCTTCTGCTGCGTTATTGGTATGACCTACTTGTTGACTTTCGCGGTACAGTAACGTAATTGAATTGACCAACAACAAATTGATATCCATGCTTGTTTTCTTTGTAAGGGTTAGACTAGGCGTATGGTTATTCTTCTATGAGTGCCTTTGATCATACTAAAGGCTAGTCTCATCTTTTTTAAATCTGGTTTCCAACGGGAGTTCGCGTATCGTGGAACAAACAAAAGACATTATCTACATTCCGTTCTGGATTGCCGGAATGTTGCAACGTAACAACTTGCCAGTATCAGATATTCTGAACCTGCGTAAGATGGCCCAGTTCCTGAGTGCACAAGAACGTGCCAATCTGGTCCTGTTCCAAAACTTCGATCCGTTCACCGTGAAGTCCCAAGGCGGTCGTAACTACCCAACGTATGGATCGGGTATGTCACGGGACACCAGCATCACGAACGGTCTCGGTTACAATCCTCTCTTATCTGTATGGCGAAAGAGCATTGCAAATTCGACCGATGCAAATGATAAACAACTGCTGGCCGACATCGTCACAGCAGAAGACTTATCCTACGGTGCAGTAACTGAGAATGAAGTGGCTGAGCGGTTCGATCCTGAGAACGGCGCACGGGTGAACCATACCCACCCCTTTATTACTTATGACGTGGAGCGTGAAGCTTTGATCGTTGAAGTGTTCCCGGCATTCTTTGACACAGCGCAATACAGTAAGCATGTATTCGCCTTGTGTACGGCAGTGTTAAAAGTATTGTATGTGTACAACACGCCCTCCGCAGGGTGCCAGTCACCATACTTCCGGAAGTATCTCGAATCGTTAGTTTAATTTTGTGCTCATTAATTTGAATAAATAATTATCTAATAGTTTGAGCTGAATAAGCCCCAAGCAAAAACTTTCTTCCCATTTTCCTTAACAAGGATAGGTTACAAACATGAAAAGCATCATCTTCGCTGGCACCCACGCCGCAACCGGTCTGGCTGGCTTCCTGGAGCAAACCGCCCGTCACGTCGAACAAACCGCATTCAGCAATGAAGCCGCTTCGCTCGGCAAAAATCTGCTGAATATCGAAAGCATGCAGTCCAACCCGATGGCCGTCGCCGATCTGCAAACTGCAGCCACGACGCTCCTGAACTTCCTGGACACCTGCGCCACCGAATCGTTCGGTATCGACGACGACGCCGGCCGCCGCACCCACGATTACAACGCACAGCAAATGCAAGCGGCGACCATCGCCGGTATGCTCGGTGGTGACCTCAAAGGCGCCCTGGCTTCGAAACCGAAACCATCGATGGCAACCGAAGGCATGGCCGTCTGCGAAGTCGCCGATTCGACCCCGTTCACCCGCCGCGGCGCCAACGAAGCTTACGACGAGCAATCGACGACCACTTCGGTCGCCTTCTCGATCGGCTTCAACCTGGAATGCGCTCGCCAATCCGAGCTGGCAGAAACCCTGTTCCCAACCGTCGTGATTCCGCCAAACGAATCCGGCTTGTTCATGTCGATCGACCTGGCCCTGCTGCAAGACGATGCCAAACGCGCCATCACCGGCGTCGCTGCAAACTTCAACCGCGTCAACGTCATCCGCGCGCAGACCTATCCGGAACTGCTGCAAAACGACGCGTCCGACCTGGTGCCTGTCTACCGTGACGAAAACAAAGGCTTCTTCGTTGACGCCGCTGTTTACGCACCAATCGCTCGCCAGATGAACAACGGCGACGTCGTCACGACTTCGTTCCTGAAGCCTGGCGTCAAGTTCGACATCCTGGCCCTGTCCCAATCGGACGCCATGGTTCAAAAGGGTCTGGCTGACCAAACCGACTCGATCGATCCGGGCGTTTACCTCGACGAAATCCTGATCCAAATCGGCGCCGGCGCGCAAGCTGAAGTGCTGCGCTTCAAAGTCAAAGATCTGCCATACGCTGCCTACTACGCTGCGTCGCAGGGCGACTACAAAGATCAAGTGCTGTCGTTCGAAAACGGCTCGCTGAAGATCGATGCAAGCATCCGCAAAGCCAACGGCGATCCATCGACCATCCTGGCTCCACTGGTTGCCGGTGCGTACGAAGCTCGCCTGGGCGTGGCTCTGTCGGGTCGTCTGAACCTGCAATTCGGTCAAGGTTCGGTCTACGGTCCTGTCACCGGCGTTACCACCCTGTCGAAAGCTGGCGTGGCAGTGGCAACCACCAGCGGCGCTGGCAAGACCATCGCTGACCTGTTCACTGGCGCCGTTATCGTCGGTTACACCCTGGCTGCAAAACGTTCGAACTTGAACCGTCGTCTGCGTGGCCAGACCATGGACACGAACACCAAGCGTCAGTTCTACCCGCTGAACCTGCTGGCACCAATCACCATCGTGCGCCCGCACAGCGCCGGCGACGTCAACGATGCCCGCGATCTGTCGTTCCTGGTCTTCACGACCAAAACGCGTTCGAGCATCGACGCTGTCGACGTTCTGCAATCGCACGCTGCGCTGATGAAGTCGATGCAAGGCCAGTACCACCAGCCTGGCGAGACGGTCGAGACCTTCGGCCTGGCCCGCTTCCTGCTGGATCCGTACTACGCCAACGACAGCTACACCGCACCGGAAGTCGTGGACTCGATCAAATCGAGCGAACGCGCTGCCGACATCCAGGCTTCCCTGGTCAACCTGATCCGTGATCACGTCTTCAAGATGTGGCAACTGTCGTCCTACGGCCCTGCTTCGGCATCGCAAAACGGCGGCAACCAGATCATCCCAACGGTCATCATCGCCACCGACCCACGTATCGAGCAATACCTGAACGTGACCGGTGACCTGCGTCTGCTGGGCGACAAGTTCCCTGTCAAGGTTGTGTCGGACACCAACATCCGTCTGCGCGGCAAGATGTACATCACCTTCGGCAACATGGAAACGGCTGCCCAGGGCGTCGCCAACGTGCTGCACTTCGGCACCACGCAATACCGTCCAGAGATGACCATCATCCTGCCAGTGTCGCGTGACGGCCAGACCTCGAAAGAGATCACCGTGTCGCCTGCGTTCCGTCACCACGTCAACCTCCCACTGCTGGTGGAAATCGACGTTGCCGGTATCGAAGACGTCGTGAACGCCAAGCTGCCAATCTTCATGCAATCGGTCAACCCTTAATTGGGAACTTGGAAAGGCTTCAGCAAATCTGGGCTTTTCTGAGTGCATGGTTGTAAGCTTTCCTTAGCACAAGCATTGGGGCTTACCCGCTACCGGTCTTCGGATCGGTAGCGGGCTTGCTTTATGCCGTCAAATCTTTCTCTATTTCTTTTTACGACTATATCACTTAGATGAGAAGTAATGAGTGTGTTGCCCTCTTACTAAACCAAAATAGAAATCGAGAAACTACCATGGAACAGAACATCCAAACCCACTACGGCAAAGTCAGTATTCCTGTTGTTCGCGCAGGTCAACCTGAATCTGGCGGCCTGACGCATTTCCGTATTAACACCCGATACATCAACAACACCACCCAGATCGTTCGGGCTAAGCTGCGTAGTGGCTTAGAAATGTCCTTTCCTGCTGTTCCTAGTCGCACTAACCATTCCCATGACCGTCAGTTTTTAGTACGGAAAGAATTAGTTGTCGGACCCACCTGCGTCACACCGATGCGGGACTATCTCCAAAGCTTAGATGAAAACATCAGTGCGGAGTTAAACGCTTTCAGGCAGGTGTATTTAAAAGTCTACGACGACGTCTATCGCTTCGGTACAGCGAGAGAGTTGAGTTGCGTCATTGAGTTTATGTTCACAGAAGGCGACTTGCAAAAGAATGCAGGTATTTTTTATCACGATGAGCTAGATACTCTGTTCAAGTTTGGACCAGAAGCATTTATGCAAGCGCATCCAAATAGCGCAGAAGGTCGCAAAAGAAAAACAACAGCGGCAGCTGACGCCTTACGCTCAGAGTACGGTTTCATCTACTGGATTGAACTGATCGACAATCTCGGTAAAGAAGGCAATCGGTTTGTGTCGATCTGTAACCAAGTTTATCAAATCGCCGCAAAAGCCGATAAAAATAGAGCAGACGGTGTGTATATTGTATCCAGCGCAGCGACTAACGGCACCTTAAACCCCAACGAAACAGTCACGGAGTTTAAGTCCTTTGAAGACGCCGAACGAGATAATGGCTTGTATCGCACCTATGTCTTAGCAGCTTCTAACGGCGACATCGCCGGGTTACGTAAAAAGGAACTGCAAGACCAGATCCACGCAAACGAAGTTGAACGTCAAAAGTATCTCCGTGAAAAGCAACAGCACGACGCGGAGATGGAAGAGAAGAACCGTGAACTAAAGAACCTAGAACACGAACGCATGTTGACCAATCGGGCTTTGGATGACTTGAAGCGCAATCAAGAATTCATGGCCGATGTGCAACGTCTTCATCTAAAAGATCAGATGGAGAAGAAATCAACGGATCGCAAAGACACATCAGAGTTGATCAAATTCCTGCCCACCATTCTAGCCGGAGTTGGAACACTTCTGATGGCGTGGAAAGCGCTCCGAACAACGCAATAGAAAAAGGAGAGTGTATGGACCCAGCACTGCGGGCATTTATCAAAGAAGACATGCCCCCATTCAACCAAAAGATCGCAGAAGGTTTTGCGGTGTCAGAGATTCCAAAATCGGAACGCTATGTTCAGATGCTGTTCGAATCGATCAAAGACACCTTTCCGCCTGGCCTGGAGTTCGTCAAAGGTGTGCGCTGCACACCTCGTGAACAGTGGATGGAACAAACGAAGCGGCATAATCAAAAAGCCACGAAGACCTCGCAGAGATCCTCGTTTGACATTGCCAAGTCGAATGTTTACATGATGCGCTACCAGTTCAAGTACAAAGGCGAGTTGCTGCGCGACCGGTTCTTGTATCTGCCATATGTCGACGACGCTGGTTTCATTACGATCAGCGATTCACGCTACACGATCTCTCCCGTGTTAGCGGACCGGGTCATCTCGGTGATGCGTAAAACGATTTTCGTGCGATTGATCAAAACGCGTTTCAACATCAACCGTATCTCCCAGCACTTCGTGTTCGATGACGCTGAGACGTATGCGCATGTGGTGTGGTCAAAGATTCACCAGAAGAAGATCATCCGGGACAAGAGCGACAAAGACGGCGTAGTGGCAGAATCGACCCTGGCCCATTACCTCTTCTGTAAGCACGGCATCTTCGAAGCGTTCCGCCAGTTCGCTAAAGCTGAGGTGGTGATCGGCGACGCGACCAGTATCACGACGGAGAAGTACCCTGCCTCGGAGTGGCACATCGCTCGCACCACGCGTAATCTGGAAATGGGCGCACCAGCTGGACAGAAGCGAGAAAACTACCAACCCACCAAACTGCGTATCGCCATTCGCCGGGATCAATACTCGGCCATGGCGCACAACCTCATCGGTGCTTTCTTTTATATTGCTGACCGCTTCCCTAGCCACACGGCGTATCTGCTGGATTACGCCACCAATCAGACACCAGCGGCCCTGGTGAACGAGAAGCGGATGTGGATCTTGATCCTGGGACATTTGGTGGCGCCTTCTTCAGGCCCTGGTAAAGCCTGGAAAGAGATGGAAAGTCATATGCGTTCGCTGGATGAATACATTGACCCGATCGTCAAAGAGCAGCTGCGCAATATCGGCTACGACGTTGACAACATCTACCAGCTCTTCTCGCGCATGATTGAAGACTTCGATCCGATGCTGTTGGCTAATCGGAAGAAGTTGTCGTCGATGTACGACAAAGAACTGAACGTGCTGTACTTCGTTCTGTTTGACATCAGTAAGGCGATTATGGAATTGGGCTTCCGCATGCTGAAACTGTGCGAAGAACAAACCTTGACGCCTGAGAAAATCAACCACGTGTTCGGGAACCATATCCGCACCGGGGCGATCTTCCACATCTACAAGTCTTCTGGTGCCGTATCGGCGAATAGCTACCCAGGTGACAACAAGGTGATGAAGATCACAACGCTGTTGGTGCCGCAGCAACACACCAATAAGTTGACACGCAAGAAGGGTGGTCTGCAGTTACGGGATCCAATCAATCAACTGCACATTTCAGTCGTTGAAGTGGGTGGTTATTCGAACCTTCCGAAGAGTCAACCATCTGGTCACTTCCGCATCAACCCATTCGTGGGGACGACGCTGGATAACGTGATCCTTCGTAACGAACAATTTGTTGAAACGTTCGATAAGGCTCAGCTCGAAATCGAACGCTAAACGCTAACTTGAGGTAAACGAGATGGATAACAATCAACAACAACCAGAAATTTCACCAGAAGAACAGGATCGTCGCTGGCGTCTTTACATGGAATGCGATGGTCAGGGCGCTCCACACCCTAACACGTATCCAGACCATCCAAGTCAACTGCCGGTGGTGAGTTCCGATAAACTGACATCGTTGGGTAACCTGCATGTCAGTGTCGCTGAAATCGGAGCTTATCCAAACCAACCGAAGTCGCAAGCTTCGGGACAGTCTCGGATTAACCCTTACACCGAGTCGACCATCAAGTTGACCTCTCACGGTGAACGCCGCGCACGTGACCGTTCGTTGCGTGGCGTGGATGAGCTCTTGGAGGAGCAACGTCGCAAGTTGGTACCAAACCCCGCTTACGACAACTTGCGACGTCAACCTATCCGGACGATGGGTGAAGTAGAAGTACGGCCTCAGATAACTGAGGCGATGATCATGAAAGCAATGGATCATGAGCCAGTCAAACCGCTTACACGTTGGGCCCGTATCAAGGTCGCTGTTGCAGCAGCGTTCCGCAAAGTCTTTGGCAACTAAAACAAATCAATAAGGAAGAACCTCTATGAACCTTCAATTTCCAGTTGACGCGGTTATCTACCCGCTTCAAAACTACGACATCAACAATCCGCCCGTCGTGCCGGACATCAACTGGGCGCCAGACTTCATGCCGTATCTGCCGTACCTGACTGGCGTGATGATGCAGGAGATCACCAACAACGCCGTCGGGCCGGTGTCGATCCACTTCTACAACCGCATGGTCAACGGTAACCAACCCTGGTACAACAACGACTTCGTGCAGGAAGTTACCAACTGCGCTGACTTCATTTTCCTGAAGACTGGCAACCAACGTGTCAATCCAGGTGACGCGATTGTGCGGTTGGTGCCAGCGTATCTGGGTTTGCGTACGCTTTACGAAGTACGTCTTTGCGATGCGCTCTGGGGGTACATCAACCAGAACGACCAGGGTAGTGTGCAACAAGATCACCGGACGTTTGAACGGGAAATGGCGGAGATCGATCGGTTCCGCAACACACCTCGCACGGCGTCAATCCCCACTGCGAGTCCAGGTGTTGGTAGCCGTATCGGTGGTTATGCGCAACCAAACGTGGATCAACCCCGCGGTGCGCCAGTGTCGAGCAATCGTTCGGGCGGCGCTGGGCGCGATTACAGCAACAGTGCGCCAGACGTTCGGGTAACAACACCGACACCGGCGCCTGTGGCAACACCTACCAAGGTCGCAGTAGCTGTACCACAAGGGCCAGTTGAAGGCGCACTGGTCTCCATCGACTCGGTGACCTGGAAGCCATCCGATGAAATGCCCTATCCGATGGCCTATAATCCTGTACGCGTTACGATGATGTACAAGATCAAAGGCGGTGCCACCAACCCTACTCCCATCAACTCGGATATCAACATGATCGACTACGACCGCCACAACATCGTCACCCTGATGGGCACGCCACCTGCGAACTTGCCTGTGGTGCGCGACAACACCGAACTGATGAACGAGCTCGTCATGGGAACAGATGACGCGGCCGAAGAAGAGAAGGTGTTGAACGACCATAACCTGCGTGAAGAAGAACACATGGGGTTGCGGGCGGTCATTACGGCGACTTCTTTCGAAGGGGCGTTGCAAGACGTCAAGACGGAGATGTTGGCCAAGATCGATCCTGAGAATCGGCCGATGGTGTTCCAGGCTTACGCACACATCTACCAAGTCGTTGTCGGTGAGAAGTCGGAATACCCGCTCATTAAACGCCTGGAAGACAGTTCCACGTTTATCGAACTGCGTGAAAAGCTGGCAGCAGCTTCCGGCACCACCAACCCGGAACTGATCAGCGAAATCAATCTGCGCTTCACGGACCTGATGAACCACATCTTGCACCGGACGCTGTCGATCCTGCCAATCGAAATCACGGTCGACGATTTCATGGCCGACATCGATCAGTTGCTGCCGATCCTGAAGAAAGCGTTCGGCGATAAAATGCTGAAAGCTTTCCTAAAAGACCAAGCCATGCGTATCAAGTCGATCCTGCTCGCGCCGGACGTCAACGACGAAGGTGGTCGTCGCATTCACGACCTGATGGTGGAAAACCAGTTGACCGGCGGTTGGGATGGCCGGGAAGATCTGCCAGAGTTTACCTACTTCGGTAGCACCGTACGCTTCACGATGCTGAACGTTCTGTCGCATGATCTCCAACTGGCTGGCATTCCAAAGATCGGTAACATCTTGACCAAGCTGCATACGCCAGGGCTGTACAAGCTGGCGCAAACGGTGTTCAAGTCCGACAACCAAGGCATGCTGGTTGCACGGCAGTTGGTCGTCACGCTGGACGGTCGCATTCTGGAATTCACCCAGACAGCGCTCGTGGAAGATAACTACCTGGTGACCCTCATCAAGTAATCCAAGTTAGAGGTGTTGTGCTTTGATCATAGACAGGTAAGCTTAGCCTTCGGGCGGCTTGCTTGTTTATGATCTTTTTTTGGAGTTTACTATGCCACCTGAAATTCGCATTCGCTTTCGCGCCGTTGAACCTGACAAAGGCACTCCAGCATTAGGGGAGGCGCAGAACTTTGTTGCCACTATCATCGACGCAACTCTGAGGAAAGAGTACGGTTCGTCTGCGATCTTTGACGGCAACACTGGCGAGCCGCTCTATCTGGGGCGCCACATGAATGTCGATACGGTGAAGCTGATTAATCACGTTACCGTCCAATCCCCGCAAGCCATGCTCGCTATCTTGCAGTCTGACTTCTCCGGCGAAGATGAACCTCACATCACTTCCACCATGCCGGCGTTTAACACGGCAGATATGGAGGACGATGATGAACCTTGAGTTTCTCATTACTGTCAATGCCGACACACCTGAAGAAGAATCAGAGATCACTAAAAAGATCGCTGCTGCTTTCATTGCAGAAGGTGTGCGAAGCGTCACAGCGATCGCTGACGCAGAACACATCAACTATGTCGACGGTGAAGTGCACAACGTCACGGAGATCCACCAAATCTTTCGCATGCATCCTAAACTACCCACCGACAGTTTCGTCGTTGCCCATAAACCCAAATGACGGCATAGCCTCCCTCTCTTCCATTACGGAGGAGAGGGAGGTGTATGGTCTATCTTTTTTTCGATTACGTCAACGATTTCTTTTCGTCTTTGTCATCGTCTTTCTTTTCTTCCTCTGGCTCAGGTTCGGCTTCAGGTTCAGATTCCTCAGCTGCGGGAGCTGGGGTCTCTGCTTCTGGAGCGTCCGTTGTGTCAGTGGTAGCATCAGCATCCGCTGGCGTTTCTTCATCGGTAGTCGGTGTTTCGCCGTCTACTGGCGTCTCACCGTCGATTTGGGTAGCTTCGTCAGTGCCGCTCATGTCGAAACTGAAGTCATCTCCACCGAAACCGCCGTCACCTCCGTTGTTGTCAGCGCTGTCACCGAACGAGGCTGAACTTGACGCGGAGTCAGATTCTTCTACGCCTGCATCTTCCAGCGCTTTCTTGGCCTTCTCTTTCGCTGCCTTATTTGACGTCAACATTTCCAGCATGACATCCATCATCGTGGCCGTGTGTTGTGACGTAATGCCAGCTAAGTCGAATTCCAATTCGCCATGTTCATCACGCGACGTGAATTGGGTCAGTTCTGGCAACATGCCATTCTTGACTTGCCAATCACGCAAGAACATCGCTTTCAGTTGCGCGGCGATCACTTGGTTGTGGTTAGCCAATTCTTCACCGACCATCGATGCGTCCAACATATCTGGCGAGATCCACGCTTTGATGCCCTCTTCAATAAACGAGCTCTGTTTACTGTAGAGATCCGTCAAGTTCTCCATCTTCGTGGTCGTTGGCTCTGGCAGCGTTAATTCAAAGCCGCCAATGAAGTCTTCTACCAGTTCTTTGATGAACTGCGCTTTCACGACACGGTCCGTCTTCAATTCGTCTTTGGTGACCTTGGTGCCATCGAACATCTCGATAGCGTCCTTGTCGTCAAACTCGGCAATGATGTCATCGTAGTTACCCGCGATCACTTCAATGAGTTCGTCGATCAAATCGCCGCAGTTACTGATGTGTTTGCGTACGTGGGCTGACAGTTGAGGTGTGAGCTCTTGCTGAATCCCCATCGCCCGCTTTGACAGCAGCGTCGAGTTGTTTGCCACGGACGTTGCGAAGTCAGCACCGGAAGCAGCATCGACCATCTCAGGGGTCAGATAAAACGCCATCAAACGACGCTTACGTAAGTCGTCAATGAGTTTCTGATCAGGCGGATTGTAGTTGGTGTTCTTCTCGGTGAATTCCACCGACATATCCGGCAGCTTCGGATGACCGGAGAAACCAAACTCGAACTGACTCCGGATCAAACCGTCTTTGATGTCGAGCGGGTTGATCGTGCCCAGTGGAAAGCCGTCACCGTTGACCCGGATGATCTCACCCATGGCCACTTCAATGGACTTCCAAGGGTCCGGCATGTCCGGATCGAGTTTCAAGTCAACGTGTGTCCGACCCACGGAGTTCCTGAGTGCACCCATGACCGTCCCCACCAACAAGTTCGCTTGCATACTGTCGATGATCTTGGTGTTATCCAAAAGGGACTTACCCGTGCCGCTGGTGTTGTACTCCAGCGCAATGTACGTCATGTATTCCGCAGGGATGTACAACACCTGGGTTTGTTGGTTGGCCAGGGAGCGGGTCAACATCAAGAAGTAAACTTCTTCGGAGCCCGCCAAGGAAACGTTACCGCCCACCGAACCGTTCTTCAAACGCTGGTACAGATCACGTTCCAACATCTGGCCGTACATCCGCCCCATCGTCGCACCACCTGACGAGCGGGAGAGCACGCTGGAGTTGTCGTTCATGGCCGAACCAGCTCGTTGAATCATCGATGACGCAAAGCTGGAGTTGGTCAAACTCTGGCCGAGTTCACGGAAGTGGTTGACACCCTGACCGCGATTAATCGGATTACCTTCCGCATCGAGCAGAACAAAGAAACCGATTTGCTTGGAAGGTTGGTTTGGAACGTGTACCGGAATAACCGATTCAGACGGGAAATGAATTTCCAGTGGCGGACCGATCGAACGACGCTTCAGTTTATCCTGGCCTTTGATTTCCTTGACAATCGTCTGGGATTGATTTTGACGGTGGAAGTGGGTGCCGGTGATATTGCCTGAACTGCCGATCGGTGAATTGGCGGTAGCATCAATCCGGCGGATCATGGATTCCGTCGACAACGCAGTCGACTTCCCCAGCGTCTTCTTCATCTTCACTTCACGCAGCTTGGTACTAAACTGCGGAAACTTCAACAAGTTAATGTTGTCGGTCACCGAGATGTGGGTGTCGAACATCTGCGGGTCTTTGCGATTCGCTTCGTGTTCGTCGTCCTTGAACCACTCCACGCTAATGTTGGTGTTCCAGGTGGCGTCTTCCCGCGCTGTGATGAGATGCTCCAGCGCCAGACCCAACCCTGCTTTATAACCACCTGGTGCAGCTGGACTACGCTGCGGCATCTGTGCGTCCAGCGGGCCCAGGATACTGAGCGACTTGATATTGCCTGAATTGTCGAGGTTCTTCCGGAACTCGTTCAACGATTCATTCGAGAGCTCACTCCCGTTATTATGAATCATGTCGTCAATGGCGTTCTCTGGCAACACTGCCACAGGGTAGCTACCACGACGAAAAAGAATGTCTTCGACGATGGTCGGCAGACGCGGCTTTATTTTATAGACTTCTTCGAGGTAATCACGGACCGAATTGGTCATCGTCGTATTCACCTCATGGGGTACATTCCAGTGGGTGAGGTTCGATTGATAACCAACTTCGACGCCCATCATGTCTTGAGGCGAAAGAATCACCGAGACTAAGATCTGGGCAGCCAGATCGGTATCGGACAACAATTGGCGTACCGTTTCTGAATCGTTAACGCTTTGCATGCCTTCATTGGCAATCGCGCGCAACCCTGAAGCATTGATCCCGGCGCCAGTTGGCTCGAGGACTTTCTGCTGCGTCGGGGCGCGATGATCCACTACCAGCTTACTGACTAACGCAGCTGATTTTGGATTGTCTTTTACAAGACGCATGGCGGGCACACGTTGACCGCTATTGAGCGTATCACTGGTGCGCAGTCGATCATTCGGTGGCATACAAACCTCTTCAGTTTCTCATTAGGGATAGTCGTGAGTTCAAATAACTATCAGATTTACATTAACAAAACGCTACAGCTGGCGGAGACGATCGTCATCAAATCGTCTTACACGGCCAAAGCTCTCAATGATTGGGTGTTTGGATCCAGTGGGTACACAATCCCTGTAGGACCTGATCCAACAACTTGGAAATACTATCGCAATTTAGCTGGCGAATACCATAGCATCGACAAAGTGATGACTGTCGTCTCTATGGATACGTTAGAAACCATCGAGTTTACCAAAGCGAATCTCTTGATTCACTTGGCCACGGCACGGGCATATCAGTACGGCACTCGGAAATACACCGAGCTCGTTGCAGCCTACCCAGACCAGGAACAACTCATTCTCGGGATCTTGTATCCCGCTGACATTCAATTTGCTATTAAAGCAAAAGATGGTCAAATTTTATCTTATCCTCCAGGTTTAGTAGAAGAAAACGAATACACCTTAATCGAGAAACTTCAAACCTGGATCGACCACTATAAACAGCGTTGGTACATCCCTGGCTTTGATTACGTCGATGAGCTCTACGGCGCAACGATGTTGGGTCAAATGCACTTGCTGCTATTTCAGTGTATCCTGACCAAACGTAAAGCCGCCTGCAATACCAACGAAGCGCACAGTTTCTGGGTACGTCAATATCTGGGTAGTCACGGG